TTATTGCGGATGCCGCGCGGCTGGGCCGTAGTTCCGGCGCGCGGCTGAGCAGTAACGCCACTCCCGGAAAGGATATCGCTGACCGAGGGTTGTGCCAGCGTGCCGGCGAGCTGGGCATCGATCACGGAAGGATCGCCGCCCGAACTCTGCCGCAGCCGCTTGGCGGCCTGCACCAAAGGCTGCACCGCCTTGGCGATGGTGGCGTTGTCCTTGCCCTGCAGTTTCAGCGATGAGACGATGTTGCCGACCGAGGACATCAGGTTTGAGACCTGCTTGTCGGCCTGGCCGAACAGCGCGCGCTGCTGCGCGTTCTTCTCCTGCTGGGCCTGCAGCGCGAGCGAGCCCTGTTGATAGGTGCCCTGCTGGTTAACCTGCTGCTGCTGAATGTTCTGTTGCCGGGCTGAAGTGAGTCCGGAAGACAAACCGCCGAAAAATCCGCCGTCAGCCATGATGATTTTCCATCCTATCCATAATCACAAGCCGATTAGTGTCCCGGCCACGTTGCCGAGGAACTGACCGAATCCGGCAGCCGCGTTGTTCTTCTGCGTGGCGTTGTACTGTGCGGCATTGTTATCAAGCTGCGCCTGTGTCGCGGCCGCCTGCTCGAGCGCCGGCATCGCCTTGCTGGTCAGATCGGCCGCGACCCCCGCCTCAAGGTTCATCTCGTCGAGCCCGGTCTGGAACTGGCTGCGCTGCGCCGCGTATTGCTGCTGGTTTAGCGACTGCTGCGCCTGCAACTCCTGTATGTAGGTCTGCGCCTGCGTCTGGGCAATCTGATCCTGATAGGTCTGGTCGGCGTTGGCGAGCGAGTTCTGCGCAAAGGACGAGCCGAGAATGCGCCGCTGCGCCAGATTCTGCCGCAAATTGCCGAGCGCCTGGCTGCGGTTGTTCTGCAGCGCGGTCATCTGCGATTTCAGCAGGTTGGACGATCCGGGCGTCCATTGCCGCGCCAACTGACCAAGGGCATTCGCCTGTTGCCCGAAGGTCGAGGCGACATTGCCGACCGCACCGCTGCGCGCCGCCGAGGGCGCGATGCTGTAACCGTTGTTGCCAAAACTCCCGGACAGGCCGCCGCCGGAGAAATTCGGCGGCGTGAAATTGACCTGCGGCGTCGGGACCTGCGCCGGATTGAAGAGATTGCCGAGGAACGACATTATGCAGCGGTCCTTGTTTCAAACACGGCGCACAGATGGCCGGGACTCGCGACCAGCGAGGTTCCGACGCGCCGGATCACGCCGTGCATGGCGCAGACATCATAGGCGCGCCTGTGCTCGGGCAGCGCGTAGAACACCATCGGAACCTCTTTCCGGATGCCGGCGAAGAACGCCACGGCTGCCTCGACGATGTTGCGCTTGCTGGCCCATGGAAACCAGCAGCAGCCGTTGACGATCATGAACGGCGCGTTCGGAGCCCATGCGGCGAGCACAATGCCGATCGGAATCGTCCCTCGCGCGGTCGGCGCGAGCAGCGTCCATGCGCCGTGATGGCTGGACAGTACGAATGCTTCGAACAACTCCTTGAACTGCTCCGCGCTCATCTCCTGGGTGAACGCCTCGCCCATCGGGGCCAGCGCGCCTTTCTTGTAGGCAGCCCAGGCATATTGCACGTCGCCATCCTCGATGGGGCGGAACGATGGCTTGCGCCGCAAGGTGCGCTTGCAGCGCCATTTACTGTCCTGCCGCACGGAACCGCAATCCGATCTCATTGATGGTGATCCCGACGTTGCCGGTGACATCGATCAGAAGCTGGAAGTCGTTGGCGTCTCCCGGCGGAAAGAACGCCTGCCGCGCCAGTCGTCCGGAGAACGAGCCGTAATAGAAATTTCCGCCATAATAGGCGCTGCCGCCGTAGTAGGACGCCGATGAGATGTTCGGCAGATCGACCGTGATCGACTTGTCGAAAATCTCCTTGCCCTGATACTGGAATGTCAACGTGACCGTCGCCGCGTCGTTCTCGGCATATTTGATGTAGCCCTCGACATCGTAAAACGCGCTGTCGAGCTGCGCCGAAAACAGCTTGGAGAGGAACTGCATTTCGATGTTCGACGTGCCGCCGTCGCCATCTGCGCCTGTTCCTTCCATGCGATAGACGTTGCCGGAGCTGTCGCCCATGAAGATGTATTCGAGGCCATCGACCGGATCGAGCATCGACATCACGAAGGTCGGCTTGAACGCCATGGGATGCGCGGTTTCCCAGCGCATCCACGGGCTAACCTGCTGCTTGGCGTAAATCGCGGTATCGAGCACCCATACTTCCGAAATGTCCTTCGGAAAGGCATAGGCACGCCGCGTGCGTGAGTTGAACACGATGGTCCAGCCGGAATATTTTGCGATCGCGTCCGCAATCCCCGCCGTGATGTCGGATGCCTGCGAATTGCCGAACGTGTTGGTATCGATCAGGCTTTCGATGCGGCCCTGCCGGCCGTAGATCATGTCGTTGCCGATATCGACCAGAGACTCGGTACCCGACGCCGCGCTGCCCGGATAGAACGGGTTGAAGGCAAAATCATTTGCCGACGAGCCCGCGAGGTTGAAAATCTGGCCTTTCTCGGTCGAGATCATCGTCGTGCCGAAGGTCTCGGCAATGCCGTTGATTGGCTTGAGGTCCGGCGAGATCAGGAAGAACGGGTCGCTGGCGCTGAGCGAACTCGACGGCTTGTCGGTGACCGTGATCTGCGTATAGACGCTTTGCTCGGAGCCGATGATCAGTTGCGGCGTGGTCGAACTCGCATCCTTGACGTTGGCGAACATCGCGCATTCGTTGGAAATATTGAGGTATTTGGCGTAGAACGTGCCGAACGCATCGCCCTTCTCATCGGTGAACGTCGTGCTCTGAAACGTCGTGCCGTCCCACTCCTTGACCACGTCGTTCAAGGTCAGGTCGGTCAACAAAAGCTTGTCGGTCAGGTTCCAGGTATGGGATCGCCAACGGCCACGGAGTTGCGAGGCTGAATTGCAGGTCCCGACCTCGGTAAAGGTGCTCACCCCGTCCCACTGGTAGACCACGCCGCCGGCCTGAAACAGCGTCGTCACGGTGCCATCGGTCTTGAGCAGGCTGCCTCCCCCGAGCACCGATTGTGCATTCGGAACGGTGCCAATCAGGTCGAACGGCGCGCGGTTGCGCAAATTGCGGTTTTCAAGGTCGATATCGAAATTGAAGCCGTCTGCGGCTTCCGTGGGATCGATCTGGTCGGCAGACGCCTTGGTATGCAACCCGCCGCCGAACTTCAGGACGACGTTGAGGTCGTCAACGCCGATTTTCGGGTTTCCGCCGTATTGTCGGAGCGCCATCATCCGCCCCGTGGTGACCAGCTATCGCGCGGCTCAAGTTCGGACAGAAACCGCGCCGCGCGGCCGATGGCGTTCGCATAAAGCGACTGGTCGAACTCGTTGCGCAACTCGCGCTTGTAGAGTTGCACCCATGCCGGGACCATGGCGCGAAACACCGTGTTGCTGAACGGAACGGTATCGGTCGCCAGCGACAGCGCGAGGTCCCTTTCATACTGATAGGTGTAGACGCGCCCGGCCTCTACCGAGGTCGGGGCGACATTCATGTAGAGCGTGCCATCCACCGGACTGATCACGGCCCACCACGGCAGGCCGGTGTCGTCCTGTTCCGGATCGAGCAGCAGAAGATCGTCATAGTCGCCGGGATATTTCCAGATGAACTGGGTGTTGGTCTTGTCGATCAGCGGAAAGTGCATTTCGATCAGGTTGGCGGCGAGCGCATAGCTGCGCGTGCCGGCGGCAAGCGTGATCGTGCCTTCCTGCTGCGCGGTCGGCATCACGGTTCGGGACGACGACGAATAGAGCTCGTCGATGCCCTCGTTGATGACCTGAATGGCGACATCAATCGGATGCTGGCGCGCGGAGTCGGTCAGGCTGGTCAGCGCGTTGGCATCGCCCGCGATATTGTTGACCCGCTTGAAAACCTCGTTGACGCCATCAAGCAGCGTGTGATTGGCCACCGAGTTTGTCCCTGAGCGAGTTCAGATTGTCCGTGCGTTCCATCTTGATGCCGCGCCGTTTGCACTCCTTGCGCATCTCGGTCATGTTCATGTCCGCAACCGCCTTGGCGACAGGCTCCGGTTTGGCCGGCTCAACGGGGAGTGCGGCCGGTGGCGGTCTGACATCATCGGCGTTGTAGACCACGGGCTTGTAGACCCCGAGCGGCCGGTCCGGAATCGTGATGCTGGAAACCCCGCGTTCCCGCAGTATCCGCACCATGTCAGGAAGCTGCAGCGGCGAGCCGGCAATGCCATGATGCCTGGCGAGCGCGCACAGTTCAAAGCGGGACGCCTTGTTGAGCGGATCGCGCGGGTCGTCGATTCTCAAAAGCTGCATGGTTTCTCCCAAAAAAAGAGGCGGGAGAAAGCTCCCGCCCCAGGTTTGCTGACTTCCCCCCAAGAGGAAAAAGAGAAATCAGTTCGTCAGGTTGGTCGCGGCGACGTTGATCGCCCGTGCCCAATTCGAGTTCAGCACCGCCCCGGCGAAGAAGCACTTGTAGGCCACCGTGGCGATTTCATTGAACGGGTCGGACACGCCGCCCGAACCGCGCGGATGGTTGATGAGCTCCCACCCGCCGGTGTTGTCGCCCGCCATGTAGGTGCCATCGGTGTGGCGCATGCCGAGCCCGACCGAGCCGAGCGCATCCTGACCGAGCACCACGATCGCGTAGGTGTCGGCCTTGCTGCCCCCGGTCGAATTGAGGTCGGCCGCCGACAGCGCCGCGCCGGCATTGGCCGTCCTGCTCGCATCCTCCGACTGGATAAAGCGAAGGCCACGTCCGGCGCCCGGCATGTAACCGAACTCGCCGGGAGCGGTCTGCACCTGGGTATTGTAGGTGTTGACGCCCTGGAAGCCGGTCAGAGTGGTCACGTCATAGGCCACGTCGGGATGGCAGAATGCCCAGTAGCTCGACAGGATCGGCACGCTGCCGATATTGGTCGAACCGCCGGTCAGCGCGGTGAATGTGCGCGCCGAACTGTTCGACAACTCGTTGATGGACCGCGCCAGATCGCCGACCGCGACCTTGGCATGCACCGCGCCGAGCGAGGCGACGTTGGCGGCGAACCGCTGCGTCGTCGAGCCTTCCGCGATGTTGCGCATCAACTCATTGAGCGAACGCCCCGCCGACTCCCCGAGCGTTCCGACCAGTTCGTTGGCCGTGCCGTTCGGATTGTAGAGATCGACTTCCTCGTTGACGATGTAGAACTGACCGTACTTGGAAACGGTCGCAACCACATCGGTAAACGTCGGGGTGACCGAGGAGCGGCCCATCATGAACGAGGCCGCGCCGGTCAACTCGGACAGAGCCGTGGTCGAGGGAGCGAGCTGTTCGATGCGCCGCCATTTGACGGTCGAGGTTCCGGCCTGCTTGGTCAGCGTGCCGGGCTGGGTGCCGGTGAAATACGGGCAGGTCTGCTGCGAACGGCGCAGAAAGGTCTGCTGGAAGACCGAATTGACTGGCTTGTTAAGATAGGTCGAGTCGTCGGTGATAGTCGCGGCCATGGCGAGCTATCCTTCTATTGGCGGACCGCCAATCGTCACACGCCGGGATCGAATCCATACTGTTCGCGGACCGATCGCCTGTACTCCGCATTGCTTTGCTGTGCGTAGTTGGGCGGTGTGCTTTCGGGAGCCCTGTGGGTTGATGCTCCCCGCACCGCAGCGGCAACGGCGTTCCGGTCCTCAGTCACCTGGGGATCGGCACGTTTGGAAGCTCGCTTGGCGAACTCCCTGGCAAGCCCCTTCGCGATGGTCTGAAAGGTCTGCGGATTCGCTTCCCTTTCTTCCCACGCCTTGACCAGGCGCTTGTCCTTGTTGGCCTGCGAATGGACCCACGCTTCGACAAGTTCGTCGTCGTAATCAAGGTCGCCCTTGACCTCCTTGACGAGCTTTCCGATGTCTTCGCGTTCGATCCGTTGCGCGAGCCGCAAGGTAAGCGGGTCAGGCTGCGGAGGCGCACCCGTTTGCTGCTGTGTAGCAGGGGGTTGCGGTGAAACCGGCTCAGTTCTGGCTGGCTCGGCTTGCTCGTTGAATTGAGCCAGCAGACTGTCCAGATCGTCGCCGTTGTTCCGTGCGCTATCGACGTTCGCTTCCGGCGTTGCCGAAGCTGGCGTCCCATCAACCACGGGCTGCTTGGTCGTATCCTCGCTCATTTCGTCTCCTGTTGCAAGGGCTCAGGGGCCTGTCCGGTCAATAGGGCCAGCCACTTGTCGTGCTGCTCCGCCTGACCGGAGAGGTAGCT